GCCTGGTGCAAGGTGTGGCGCGCCTACATCACCCCGCCGGCGACCGTGGTCGGGACGATCAGCCGGTTCTATGGCCACGTCAGCGATGTCGAGATCGGCCGCACCAAGACCAAGATCACCGTCAACAGTCTGACCGATCTGTTGACCGTGCAAATGCCGCGGCGACTGTTTCAAGCCGGTTGCATGCACAAATTTGGCGAGTACGGCACCGGCATGTGCTCCTATGACCGGGTCAATGGCTTGAACGCGCTGGGCACATCGACCGGGATCGGTCAGCAGACCATCACCTGCGTAACGACCACGGATGGTGTCGAGGTCTCGGATCAGACGACGATCTTCACGAGATTTTTGCCGACCCCAACGACCGCCTACGACAACGGCTCGATCATTGGCGTCACCGGCGCCAATGCCGGCTACACCCGCACGATCGGCAAGCTTGCTGACTTTCCGTGGTTTGACAGCATCGGTGCCGTTTACCCGATCTATTATCTGAAGCCGTGGATCTTCCCGGTCGTCTCCGGCACTGACCAGTTCAAGCTGCTGCCGGGCTGCGATCACACGCTCTCGACCTGCACAAACACCTTTCAGAACCAACTGCGCTACGGCGGGTTCCCAGACATACCCCCACCGGAAAACGCGATTTAGGGGTGCTCCACCCTGAATGACGCAGTTCGCGCCTCCGCCCACCGGATGGAGCGCTGGCGGAAACCAAAGGGATTCCCATTGAGCCAAGAAATCCGCAATCCACGCATCCTGAATACACCGGCGCAGGCGCCTCGCAAGAGCTTTATCGGTCAGTCGGTGATTGCCGTGAATATCGACGGAACAACGGTCGTCACGACCGTGCCATCGCCCACGCCTGCAGCCGCGGCGCCGCCCTCTTCTCCAAAATAAGGCGTTTCCAAAATGGTAATGATGCTGGCGCCGCCAGGCCTTTCGGTTGGCTCATCGGTCAAAGTATTGTCGGGCGGGACCTATACCGTCGACAGCAACTTCTTGGTCTCGGTCACTTCGCAATTCGACGCGGTCAACCTGAAGGGCATGGGGTTCGACCAGGTGCAGCCGGGCGGCCGCAACAATTTCGGTTCCACGGTTGATCCGACCACCGGCGACGACAACACCGCCGATTATGCGCCGGGCTCATTGTGGACCAACACCACCGCCTCGCCGCAGCGTGCCTGGATTAACCTCAGTGCGGCGACCGCGGCTGCGGTATGGCTGCAGATCTCGGCCGGCGGATTGATCGCCACTGCCGGTTCGGCGGATTTCGCCAACCTGACCTTGACCGCGATGTTGACCAACTCGGCGGCGACCGCGGTCACCCCGTTCAGTGGCGGCGGCCAGGCCAGCGCCACGGCGCTGACCCTGATCTTCAACAACATCAGCTCGTCGGTCGCGTCCTCGGCACCGTATGACAGCGCCAAGCTCGTCGCCTCGGCCGCGGGACTGGCGCAGATCGCCTACAATTCCTCGAGCCACCCGGTGCAATTGTTCGGCACCGGCTCCGATACGATCACGCTCGAAGGCACGACCTTCGCCGCGGGCACCGGGATCACGATGCCGGCCAGCAGCCTGTTCATCGGCAACTGTCTCGTTGCCGGCAACTGGATCGGTTTCTTGCTCTGCCCGAATGTCGGGCTCGGTGGCGGGCTGACCTCGAACACCGCCTACAACACCAACACTGCCACTGCGGGCACGACCCTGACCGGTGCCAATGTCACCGGCGGGATCATCGAAGTCACCTTGAACATGACCGGGACGATGGGCGGCGACAGCAATGCGCAGTTGCCGACCGCGAGCAATCTGTTCGCGGCGATCCCCAACCCGATCGTCGGCGTTAAGTACCGGCTGCGCGTCATCAATTCGAGCTCGGCGAACCACGTCTGGACGATCACCACCAACACCGGGTGGACACTGAACGGCACGATGACGATTGCCCAGAACACCTGGCGCGATTTTTATCTGGCGCTCGCCGCCAGCACGACCGCGACCCTGCAAAATATCGGCACCGGAACATTCTCGTAATGAGCGCGAAAGCCGGCATCCGGCGCCGGGCGCAATCCGTCCTGCGTCGACCCAAAGGGCTGCGCGCCCGCTATCGCACCAGCAGTGCTGCCGCCGGCAACATGTTCGCCGGAAAGAGAGCGAAGACGGCTGCCGGCAAGAAGAAGTGAACCGGCTCGGCTGGCGGGGGAGTGGTGAATTTTGTCTGATCTCGACCCGCGTCGCCAGGCCATCATCGACGAAGCCAAGACCTGGCTCGGCACGCGGTTTCACCACATGGCCTGCGTCAAGGGTGCCGGGGTTGATTGCCTACACCTGATCTATGGCGTCTACCGCCATGTCGGGCTCGTCGGTGAGATCGAGATCCCGTTTTATCGGCCCGACCAGTTCCAGCATCGCAGGGAAGAGACCTATCTCGAAGGGCTCTTGCAATACGGCCATCGGGTCGAACGGCCCGAGCCTGGCGATGTCGCGATTTTCAAATACGGCCGCGTCTTTTGGCACGCCGGCATCGTCGTCGACTGGCCACTGCTGATCCACGCCTTTGCCGAGCGCGGCGAAGTGTGCCTGGGCGACGCCGACCAGGGGCGATTGCGTGGCCGCGATGTGGTCTTTGTCTCGGTGTTCTGATCGATGAGCCTGTTCCGCACGACCACCCCCTTTCTGCAGAACAACGCGTGGCTGCGCCAGTCGCAGAACGCCTTGCGCTACAACACCAGCCAAGTCGGCTCGGTCGTGCCCTTGTGCTATGGCACAGTCCGCCAGCAGATCAACCTGGTGGCGCTCGGCAATTTCATGGGGCCGGGCGGCGGCAAGAAGGGCAAGGGCGTCGGGCCGCTGCCGATCGCCGGCACCAACACGGTGGCGAGCGGCAAGGGCGGCGGCGGCAAGGGCAAGGGCAAGGGCAAGAAGAGCCAGGACTTTTCGGTCGATGCTGCGTTTGCGCTGTGCCAGGGGCCGATCACCTTTAACAGCAGCAACCTGGTGTTCGCCAATGCCGGGGTCGAGGCCTTTTCGTCGACCGCCTCGGGCGCGGGCAAGGGCAGCAGCGGCAACCAGCTGAATTTTTATATCGGCACCGACGGCCAGAACATCACCCACCCGGTCGGCAGCGTCAATTATTCCGGCACCTGCGTTGTCACCGCGACGCCGATCGACCTCGGCCCGTCACCGGCGATCCCCAATCTCGGCTTTGAGCTCTCAGCACTGCTTTACAACACCGGCGGCTCGGATTTCCCGCTCGACGCCAACCCCGGCAATGTCATCACCGATTTTCTGACCAACCCGCGTTACGGCGCGGAGTTCCCGGCCGCCAATCTCGACACTCTAACCACGACCATCTTCGGCACGAGCATTGGCGATTATTGCCAGGCCTTTGGTCTTTTGATTTCGGTGTCGTTGGACGGTCAGCAGAAGGCCTCGCAGTGGCTTCAGGGGATCGCCCGCCTGCTCAACACCGCCATCGTCTGCTCGGGCGAATTGCTCAAATTCATTCCCTTTGGCGACATCGCATACGCGGCGAACGGTGCGGTCTGGAACCCGAACCTGGTGCCGGTCTACTCGCTGACCGACAAAGACTTGCTGCCGTGGCACCCGCATCAGGACGGCGCCGATCCCGAGATCGGGCAGGACGATCCGATCATCGTCACCCGCACCAATCCGGCCGATGCCTTCAACTGGTTCTCGATCGAGTATCTCGACCGCCAAAACTTCTACAATTCGACGGTGCTCGCGGTCTATGACCAGGGTGCGATCGACCAGTATGGATTGCGCATCGGCGACAGCCTGCCGGGCAAGTGCTTTGCCAGTGCCGGCTCGGCGCAGGTCGCGGCACAGCTCTACCTGCAGCGCGCGCAATACATCCGCAACAACTACAAATTTCAGATCGGCTGGGACAAAGCGCTGCTCGAGCCGATGGACATCGTGCTGCTGACCGGCAGCTCGGCCGACTCCTATCTCAGCCAAGAAGCGGTGCGGGTGCTGTCGATCGAAGAAAACGACAATGGCGATCTGACGGTCGAGGCCGAAGAGGTGGTGACCGGCAAGCGGTCACCCAACCCGGTTTACACGCAGCAGACCGGGCCAGGCGGGGGCACCACCGATACCTTCTCGATCTTTGGCTTGAGCATCAGCGGGCCGAACGGCGGCAGCCCGGACGACGCCACGATTACGCAAACGGTCAACCTCGCCGGCGGCGGCATTGCTCTGCTGTTCATCTGTTATGTGAATGACGGGTCGCTCGACACGCCGACTGTCGCTCTGGTCTCTGGCGGTGGCTTCACCTGGAAACGCCGCGCCGGCGGCTATCAAATCATGAACACGGATCAGGGCCAGGTCGTCGGGCAAGAAATCTGGTGGGCCCCGATCCCGCCCGCGTCAACAGGCACCTACTCGATCGCCGTCACATTCTCCAATGTTCAGTGGGGCGGCGTCATGCCCTCTAACGCGTGGGTCGGGATTGCTCAGTTTGTCGACCCGGGCGCCTACCTCTACTGTCCGTGGCAGCTCCCCGAGACGCTCTCCAACGCCAATTGGAGCAATACCCCGGCCGACGTCCAGCTCAGTGGCATGAGCTACCTGTTTAACGATTCCAGCACCATCGGTGAGGGAATTTTTCAAATCTGCGCGTTCGCCTTTGCCTGCGGCTTCGCAATCCCGGAGAACAAGTTCTCCGACTATGCGGGCAGCCCGCACCACTCGCCGATGGCCGAGACGATCTACAATTACCACGGGATCCTCGACCTCTATCACTACCCGACACTCTCTGACCCGCTCTACACCTTCAATCCGCAGCAGGTCCTCTCGGCCTATAACGTCTGGGGGGGCGCCCCGCCCGGAGTCGGGCTGATGAGCGCGTTGTGGATGCAGGTGTGCTTCTTTCGGGTCGAGCAAGACCCCGCGAGGCCCACCGATATGACCGCAGCGGGTTACGAAGTCGGCAACGGGATCACTCTGCCCTTTCAATTTATCCCGATTACGACCAACGGGGTCGACCAGTGCATCGCGTGCTTTAGCGCGGCGGCAACCTATGGCTCGGGTCCGGCCCCCTACAACAGTTGCGCCCAAGGGATCCTTGGCGGCACCGGCTCGGCGATCGGCGGCGGCATCCCGTTTCCTTACCCAGCCTGGATGTTCATGGCCGACTCGATCAGGCAAGGGCCGCAATATGTCACCAGCCCGGTCTATGTACCGGCGTGCGGGTAGTCCCGATGGCGCTTCCCCCGATCTCGCCAACCGGTGTGGCGACACCGTTTCTCTACAACACGCAGACCCAGACGACCGGCACCGGTATCGCAGGGCAATTGAACGTCAGCCCGGGCTATACCAACCGGCCGATCATCTTTGAGCCGCCGAGCGAGCTCTCGGGCGGCTTTACCAAGGTGTGGATCATCGCCACCGGATCGACCGCCAATTGGGGCGGTTGCGGGGTCTGGGTCAGCATCGACAACACGACCTATGCGCCGATCGGCACGATCCTCGCTGGTGGCGTCCAGGGTCTCTTGAGCACGGCGTTTCCGAGCCACACCGATCCCGACAACACCGACACGTTGACGGTCGATCTGACGATGAGCCGGGCGCAACTGATCGCCGGGACGACGCAAGACGCCGACGCCTTTCTGACCCTGTGCTACTGCGACCACGAACTGATCGCCTACACCGCGGCGACCTTGACCAGCGCCTACAATTACAGTCTCGGCACCCATATCCGCCGCGGCTGCTATGGCACGACGATTGGCGCTCACGGTGCGAGCACGCAGTTTGGCCGCATCACTGCCTCGACGTTTTCGTTCGACTACCCGGAAAATCTTGTCGGCGACACGATCTACTTCAAATTCCCGGCGTTCAACATCTGGGGCGGCGGTGCACAGGCGCTCTCCGATGTGACCGCTGTCCCCTATACACTGGTTGGCGGCGCCGGCGTCGCAAAGAACTGGTTCCAGGCCTTCTCGGTCGGCGGCAAGTTCCCCGACATTGCGCCCGATCCGTGGGACAGCAATTACGAGATCTTTGACGTCGAGTTCCCGGTGGCGGTCACCTTCCCGGCAAATTTCTCGAGCAGCCCGACACCGGGTTGCGAGGTCGCACCCCTGGCCAATGTCACACTGACCTTTCAGACGATCCACGCCGGCACCCCGACCACGGTCGGCACGATGACGATCGCCGCCAGTGCGACGACCGGCAGCTACACGGTGGCATCGCCCTTTACCGTGCCGATCGGCGACCGGCTGCGCTGCTATGCGCCATCATCCGTCGACACGACGATTGCCGGGGTCTTTGGCACCATCGTCGGCACCTATTGA